CCCCAATCTACACCTAAATGAAATATTCCACCTGAATTTGTGCAAGTAGGAGGTGAAGATGTTGAATTGAATACTTGAGTACCATCAAAATATATTCTTAATTTATCTGCCCCTCCATCTATTCCGTTTTTATCATAAACAAAAGCTATATGATGTATAGAACCTGCACTAAAGGTAATAGATGCATTATTACAATTAAAATAATATAAACTACTATTATAACACATATCTATTTCTAAATATCGAGTATCATGTGTAAATTTTGCTAAACATCGATTATTATTATTATAAAACCATACAAAAAAACAGTGCTGTTTTCCATCTTGGGATTGTCCATTTACTACATTATAATCAGTTTTAAACCATACTTCGATGGTAAAATTATTAGGTGTAAAGAAACTCCCATCAAAATCAATATAATTATTATCATTATTTATATACATTCCATTATTAAATTTTATTGATATATATGAAGAAGTACCTTGCCAACTTCCATTAGGTCCTGCTTCACTATTTTGAACCTCTATATCTGAACCTAATTTATTCCATAATGTCTGTGTATTATCTGTATAATTTGTTGTAGTTTGGTTTTCATAATAAGTTGCTCGCTCCTTCCAATAAAACGATGCATCTCGTGAAACATATACAATATAATTTTCTGCTTCTGCTAATTTTTTTAGCAAATCCCAACAGCTCATTCCTTGCAAAGATGTTGTTGTTGCAAAATTGTAATATGTTGTTGTTGTATCTATATACCAAGCTCCTGCTGAAATATACTGCTGAAAAATTTTAACCTCATTTGCATCTGTATGTTCTTTTATTTTTGTTACAATTTCTGAAGCTGTTAATGTTGCTCCAAGTCCTGCTATCTGTGATGCAGGCACATTTTCAAAAACAGAAACAATATTTTTTGTAGATATTTCCATTATACTTTGTTCATTCATACTAAAATCTTTATCTATTATCCCAATATATTGAATAGGATTAGAAGGATATTCAGTTCCATTTTCATCTTCATATCCTGCTTCAATTTTTATTAATGTTTTATATCGTGATAAATATCCATTCCAAAAACTTTTTGAATCATCTACATCATTAAAAAATCCATCATTATTTCTTACTCTAATTGTTAATCCAGAAATATTAAAAAAATTTGGTTTTATATCATCTATACTATGAGTTACACTTCCATAACTCAAAATATATTTGGGGTCTATTTTTTGCCAACTACTTTCATATCCATCTTGGGTACGTCTTTTCATATACAAGCGTCTAAATACTTTCATTTTGTTTTTAGCTATTAATCCTACTGTTGTTTCCCATTCGCTACTCATTTTGCCGTTTCCCTTAATTTTATACTACCAGTATAACCATTACCTTTATAATTATCTGCAAATTGCTCAAAATTAAATTCACCTATCCAATTAACCTCATAAATTTTACCATCCCAATTCGTTCCTGTTGGATTAGGTACAAAAACAAAATTATCATAAGCACTCCAAATACTATAAAGAGATTGCATTGTTGCTGAAGATACAAAATCAAGTTTTATATCTGCTTTATAAACTTCATTTATTACATACAGCGCTACCCCGCCATCGCTCATCTCATATACATATTCTTTTCTATCAATCGCAGGTTTAAAATTCTTAACAGAAGGATTTTCAGGAAATTGAAACCATTGTTTTGTTACCCATAATTCACCAATTTTTTTCTGTTCATTTGCTATCATTGTAGCACTTGTTTTTATTGAAATACTTGTTATTGCAGTTGCACTATTCCAATAAAGATATAAATTTGTTACACTATTAGAAACAAAATCAGATGTAGTTGTTATACAGTTTGAATTAAAAGTAAATAAATTCGTTGTTGTTCCATTATAATAAATTGTAAAATCTTTTAAATTTATATTTTGTAAAATAATTCTATCTATTGTAACAGTTGCAGGAAATATTATTGTAATAATCTCAGCTGCAGTATCTGAACTATTTTGACTTTCCCAATATTTTGATGTATATCTATCAAATAACTTATATGCTGTTGTAGACCCTGATGTCACAGATAACATTGTTGTAGTATCAAGTTTGTTAAGTTTTAAAAATTCCATATTCATTCTGTTATAGCTCCTGCAAAAACTGATTCTTTATTTCTGAATAAATCATATAATTTTTCATCAATTTTTTTAACAAACTCATTTATGCTTGCTTCATCACCATATAGATTTTCAACATTTATATTTATTGTATACCCGAGTGGTAGCATACTTTCACCACGTTGATTTTCTAAAGGAATTATTGCTTCTGCCTTATTTTTTTCACCTGCTACAAGCAAAGTTCCTTCACGAGAACCAGGTATAATTCCGCCCTTTTCAGCTTTTGCGGTTTTCGGAGGTGGTTGCGCAGCTATTTTATGAACTTGTTCCATTCCGAATGCAATAGCTGCAGCTGCAGCTGCTACACCAAGCGCAGGACCTACAATAGGAATACCTGCCATAGCTGCATAAGCTGCTGTTGCAGCTCTATATGTGTCTGAAATTGTCTGAATTATAGCGAGCGATTTCCAAACTCCCCATAATGCTCGTATATTTGAGCTTTGAGCGTTTATCATAAAATTTTGCCAAGTCTGAAATTTTTTAGCACGTGCTTCATCCATTTTCATAAGTAATGGTATTAAATTAGAATACTCTTGTTTAATTTTATTTGCTGTTTCTTTTTCTTTTTGCTTTATTGCTTCATTTTTAGATGCGTTTGATGCTATAAGAGCTGCGTTTTTTTCGTTTTCTCGTTCAATATCTCGTTGTGCTTCTTCGTCTTTCATTGCTTCTCGTTCAACTTTTATTACTTTTGCTAATTCTAATTCTTCTTTTTGTTTTTGAATAGCTCTATTTATCCCTGCTACAACTTTCGTCATCGGGTTTTCAAGCAGGGGTATTTTCTGTTTTTTAAATAAATTTATTCCTTTTATTATAAGATTTATTCCGCCGATTACTACATTAAGCATCTTTTTAACGCCTTTTATGATTACTTTTATAGCATATAGAATTCCTATTTGCATAGCTATCCAGACAATTTTTGTATGCTTTTTTATACTTTCCCATATATATCTTACAAAATTTCCGAAACTTCCGAAATGTTTTTTTATTACTTTCAAAACAATTTTTATTCCTGCGATAACAGCTATAGTGCCTACAATAGCAGCTGTAACAGGCAAAAATGCAGCTTGAAAAGATACCCCAAACGCCATTACTACTTTTGTTAAAACTAAAATTGCAGTTCCGATAAGTCCTATAGTTATAATTGTTTTTCTAATAGAAGGATTTAAATTATTAAACCATTCAGCAACATCTTTTATTGCTTTTACTATTTTTAAAAGAACAGGCATTAATGCAAATCCAATCTTCTCTTTTACATCACTTATTAGTCCTGCCATTTGTGCAACTTGACCCGCAAAAGTCTGAGCTTGAGCTCTTGCTTGTCCACCGAATAATCTTGCTAATCCTTCAATCGTCTGTTTTGCTCGTTCTGTTCTATCTTTTGCAGTTACTGTTGCAACGCCGTAGCGTGATAATGCATTTGTTGTAGACCCGATTGTTTTTCCTACTAAATCTGCAGCTGTTCGTAAATCCATTTTTTTAGCTACTGCTAAATCAAGTGTTGCTTCTGTAACTTCATCAAGTATTTTCTCTTCAAGTCCATATTGAACAAGCATCCGCTGAACTACCATTATTTCTTCATCACCGAAAGTTGTTACTTTCTGTAATTGTGAAGCATATTTTTTAAGATGTTCGTATCGTTCTTTTGTATACGTGCCTGCGTTTTTCATCGCAGCTGCAAGAAGCCTTTCTGCTTCTTCTTGTTTAGCTGCAGCTTTTACAGTAGAACGTAAAGCAAGAACTGTTCCCCCGATAGCTGCTGTTACTCCTAACCAGTGTTTTTTGAAATTAGCAAGTCCTGATTTTAATTTTTTTGTCTTTTCTTTTGTTTGTTCAAGTCCTTGATTTAATTTATCTACATTTGCTTTTGCTTTACCAGTATCAAATATAAATCTTACTTCAACTGTCTTTGCCATCGTTTCAATTCCTCAACTTCTTTTTGCTCTTGCTTTAATTTTTTATTTTGATATTCTAAAAGTTTTAAGAATATTTCCCAGTCCATTTCCATTACATCTTGAAACGAAACATTATAAAATAACATAAATTCTGCAATTATATTCAGTAAAGAAACTTCACCATAAACCTCGCTAATCTTGCCACGATAAATTAGATTTTTCTTATTTTTGCTCATTAATTTTACTTGTTTCTTTTTCAATCAATTCTTGTGTTCTTTGCGGTTCAATACCTGCGTATAGAAAATTGAAAAATGCTATGCTTTGCTCAAGTGTAATTGAGTTTACAAATTCTTCATAAGTAATATCTTTGTTTTTAATTACAATGATGTCATAAAGAACTTTCAAAAAGTTATCAATATTATCTCCTGAAAAATCGCCATCTGCAATTTTCTGTCCGTATTTTAAAGCTTCAATCATTTTTTTAACAGGTAAAGAGCCAGGTATAATATACTCTTTACCAGACAGTTTAATTTTTCGTTTATCAGGCACAAGCACATCTAAATCAGCATATTTTGCCATAAATCACCTCTTAATTATTAATAATTTGCTGTTGCGTTACAAATTTCTGCTTTGCACAAATAAGCAGATGTAGTGTTTTCTTTTACAAGTTTAAATTCTAAATCAGTTACAATCGGACCTTTCTCACCAATTTCAGGAATAGGACTTCCTGTTAAATAACAAGTTGGACACTCAATATACATTGAATACGTAGTGCTTCCTGCATCTGAACCTATCGTTTCACCAGAGCTCATTATAATTTTCACAGCAATAGATGTTTCATTTAAGAAATTTGTATAAGCTGTTGTTGTGTCAAATCGCATTGTTAACTTTAAAGTTGCTTCACGAGTAAGTGGTGGGAGTTTTGTTATATTTCTACTTCCTAAACTTCTTACATTTGCATCAGAAGCGAGATTGTTCGTAAGTGCAAATTCAAATCCTATACAACTTGTTGCTGTTAAATTCCCTGTTGAATCGCCTGTTTGAATTGTAATTCCTGTAAAAAATAACGGTTTTATATCTGAGAAGATAACAGTATGTGATTCTGCTGTATTTGTTGCAGTTTTACCAAGAATATCAGCTGTCATTTTAATCGGTGCATTAATTTCGCCTGCTATTGTAAGATTATTAATTCTACACCCAACAAAATGAAATTGTGTAGATGTTGTATTTCCTTTTTGAACAGAAATTGTTAAAGACTTTGTATCAGAACTACCCGCTGAAGACTGATTATTTTCCATATCGCCTAAATTAAGAATATGAGTATAACCTGCTGTTGATGTTCCAGAACTTGTTACTGTTCCACCGAAAGCTTGTTTTATTATTTTTACAATTCCATCTTCTGCTATATTTAAATCTACCTCTATATTTCCCTCAACAATTTCGTTGCCTGTAAAATAACGTGTTATATCACGAGTAGTATTGATTGATTCTAAAAAAATTGTTTCTCTGTTAAGTTTAAGGCTTTCTGAGTTAAACTCAAAATAAGAATTTGCAGTTGCTTTAACACCGAATGTAGTTTCTTCTCCTATTCCAATCCAAGACGCATAACCTAATCTTACATCATTTCCGCCTAAATTTGCCATTTTCTTATTCCTCCTCTATTTTATTATCCGCATATTTTAAAATTTCTTTGTTTTCATCTTCAGATTTTTTTCTTTTTGAAATTTCTTCAAAACAGTTTTTGTTGCCATTTTTTATTTTTAACAATGATTTTTTCTCTTTTTCAGTAACCTCAATTATATTGTCGCCAAAAGGGAGTTTAATTCCTTCACGATAATATGTTAGATTTGGAATAAATATTTTTTTCTTATCTACATATTTTAATTTATACTTTGTCATAGCTAAACTCCTTTTTGAATTATCTGCGGTTTATAATATTTCATTATTTCATTTTTCTCAATATAATCAATTGTAAGTCCCTTAACATAATTTGCTTTAGCATCTATATCTTTTAATTGCAATAAATCAGAAACATCAATACCCGCTTTAAATAATTCAGCATCAGTTAATACTATCTTTTTTAGTTTTTTTGAAAGAATTATACTTTTTTCTTGCTCTGACAACTCGTATAAATTTCGTTTTCTAAATGTTTTTAATTTCTGTTCTAAATTTGCAGTAGGAACTGCTTTTAAAATTCCATATTCACTACAATTAAATATTTTTACTCTGTGTTGATTTAAAACTTTAATATAAAAATCAGATAACCATCTTGCTGAAAACAAAAGATTCTGTGATGTAAAAACGAAATTATTCCAATTGTCAATCATCATTATATGCTTCATAAAAAATCTTTTCTCTGAATCACTAAATGCATAGTAATTCTTTTTGTTATCCCAACAGAAATCATATCCTACAAGCCAATATTCATCATATCCCAAAATTTGTGTTGAAAAAATAATAGCAGAATTTCCAACATTTGAGCCCGCTGGTATAAATTGATAACAACCAGAAATTTTACTATAAATTTTTTCAGAATGAATATTGTCTTTAAAAACAGAAAAACAAACATCGCCTTTCCAATTTTGAGTCCATTTAGGATTAGCATTAATATTTGAAATTAAAATCACATTTTCAGTTTTGTCTATCCATTTTTCTATCCATCTTTCGTAAGAAATTCCTGCATCTGCTAAAAAGACATAATTGACTTTAATCCCATTGTCTGTTAAATATCCAAAAGCTTTATCAACACACCCGATGTCTACTCCTTTATTCTGATATTTTTTTATAATTTCAATTTTGTCTTCAAGCGATGCTCCCATCCCTATAAGAAGTAATACCTTACCAATTCCTCTGAATAATAAATCTTGATGTGATAAACCTCTTTCTCTGTGAATTTTTCCATTAATTTCTGAATGCTTACGCCAGATTGTATCCCATTCACGAAATGCATTCTTACTTTGTTCTAAAACTTCTTTTGATGTTAACATATTTTACTCCTTTTTAATCAGATAAAATCTTGAAATTAATTATAATTTTTGAAATATTATTATAAGTATCTGCTCGTGTAATTACATTGTAATCAACTGCTATGTCTTCTATGTAATCAACTGTATTTGAAAGTGTTATTTTATTTCTTAATAATTTTTGAATATTTTCTGATAGTCTAATTATTTCTGTATCAGCTGATTCAGCCCCAGCAGGTTTTTCAAGCATTGTAACTGCAATAATATTAATTGTTCCTGAAACATCTCTTTTTGCAGAATTTCCTAATTGTGCATTCTCTTCTCTTATACTGTCTAATTCAACGAAAACGCAAGGATAATAATTCTTAGGAATTGTTTTATGCTCATATAAATTTGAAACACCTCTATAAATTTTAACTACTCTGCGTTCAAGATTAGCTGAAATATCATAGTCTGATGTCGTAGTATTATTTTTATCAAGTAAATTTTTAACAGAATTAAGAATGTTTATTGCTGATAATGCCATTATATTAATCTCCGCAAAATAAAATTAACAACAGTATTAGCCCAATTTTCAATACTTCTATCTTCAAACCACAAAAATGGTCGTGCTACCATTCTTCGTGTTCCAAATTGATGATACGAAGCATAGTCAATTTCATTAAAAACTCGTATCTCCAGCGGTAATAAATTCCAAGCAAATCCGCCTTTTAATCTACCTGTATCTTGTAATATTTTATTTCCACCTCTTCCGTAAGGTCTATAATTAAGAATTCTACCTCTCCAATGCCATCTTTCCCATCTGCTATCTGGACCCCGCTCTTCTTCAAAATGTTTTATTATTTCTCTGTGCATTTTTGCCTTAATAATATTAAAGGGTTTCCTTAAATCACTTAAACTTGAAAATAAATGTCCCATTTCTTGGGTTAATTCTTCTAATCCTTTTACAGTAACTTTCATTTTTAACTCCTATCGTCGCTTATCTCATCTAATTTATCTGAATCAAATTTCCACGATGTAGCAGAATCAACATTAAAGAACGGTGTATATTCTTCGCTTGTGCTTGCTACCCATTCTGATGTTGCGCTTTCACGCTCTGATATAAGATTTCCGTTTGAATTAACTAAATCCATTTTCCCATCTCTAATTTTTCCTAAAATTTCCATTGCTTTCTCAAATTTTTCTACCCATTCATTCGCATTTTGATTGTCTGCTGAATAAAGCGAAATAAAAGTCATATATGCTACAATATCTTCAGCCACAGTTTGTAAAATCGGAGGAATAGCTGTTGTTGTGAACTGAGTTATATCATATCTCTTTGCTATTACAGAATTGATTATATTATCTGCTCGTGTGCGATGTGAGTTTATTAATTCTGTTGTTTCTGTAAATTTTGCATCAGTAGATGTCTGAGGTAATCCAGGTAACAAAGTAAGTATAGATGTATAAGTATCAATATATGTCATTTCAAAAACCTAATTAAACAATATTTAATTCTTTTTTAATTCTGTTATCAATACCTCTATCCATTATAACTTTATTATTTTTTAAAAGCCCAACAAGCGTTGATTTTTTAACGCCGTTTGTATAAATACGATTTTCAATTATTTTCGTTTTCTCGCTATCGGATGTTACGTAAGTTTTGATTATCTGGTCTTTTGATTTTTCTTTTTTATAAAATTCTGCATTCTTTTTTGTTAATTCTTTATCTTGTTCTACTTTAATATTTTTTTCAGCCATTTTACTCTCCTTGTTTAAAATTTTTCAAAAAGATGTAAGCAAAAAGGAGCTACAATAGCTCCCAATTGCTTACAATCTATAATAGAGAAAAATTAAGATTGTGTCACAGATTTAAATAGATATGCACAAGCTGTTGCTACTGCTTTAGGAACAAATTTAGTTGTTACTTCAATCCAGTCGCAGTCTGTTTCATCATCATACCATTTCTTGACAGTATAAGGTTTTCCATAACGCTGACCACGAAGCATTACAGCTGCAGTAATCTTCTTGTGTCCAGGGTTAGGATTAAAGTATGCGATTAGACAATCGCTACCCCAGATTGAAGTTATATCTTGTGATTCACCTTCTTTGTTTGCGTCATATATCGCTGTTCCTATAAACACTTTCTCTAAATCAAATAGAGCTGAAAGCAAGTCTTCTGTGATAATCGCCCTATCCGTATACTGAATTCTGCCATATACATTTGAATTTTCTTTAAGAGCTTCAAGAACAGATATTCCCATCACAGCAGTGTTCGGTCTTTTGCCTGAACTTTGAATTATCTTTACAGTCGCAGAAAGAACATTCTGAATAGGTGCTGATGTAGATGTGTTATATTTCCAGCTTGTCACTGTATTAAGAGTTGCGTAATTAGAAAATGTGGTTGTTGTAAAAAGAAGTTTTGCAGTTTCATATTCTTCTCTTAATTTGATTTTATCTGTTAAATATTCAGTTGTGTCTGCATCCAGATTAATCGGTGCATCAGTATTATCTCTATCATCGTCTGAGATAGCATCTTTTAAGCTATGTTTCTGAAGTACGTAAGAGCTTGTTGACATTTCCCAGGTTATCTGATTTGCAGGTGCATAATTTGCTCGTAAAGTTTCAGGAAGTCTGAAATCTGTTGCATATACATAATATTTATCTGTATCGTGTTTTACAGGAACATCTTTAAGAACTTTTCCTGCGATATATTCAGCATTTGTATATTTAACTGACAAATTTGTCAGTGCAGCTGATATTCGTTTCATACCTTGTCTTGGCATTCTATGTCACCTCCTTATCTAATTTTATACAAATGAACCATCGAACACCTGTGGGTTAACAAACACAGAAATAACTGTATTTGTTGAACCAGATTCAAGTGCTCTTCCTATTACGACAACTTGAGAAGTTGTTGATGCAATAGTCAATGTAGAACCATTTACAAGAATAGGAACAACAGCTCCGCTTGAGTTTGCTTTTACGAAATCACCGGCAGAAACAGACTGTCCTGCTATTGCTTTTGAAATTCCGAACATTCTTACGCTACAAGCTTCTGACCCAGAACTCATATATGTCTGATTTATCCCGATTGCAAAATTATAAACTGTGGATGTAGCACCTACTTTAACAGTAAAATCTGAACTGTTACCTGCGTTCTGCATACTGACAACCCTATATTGAGAAGTTGTTGTTTTTACACTTGAATCTGCCTTAAAAGTTTTATCATATTCTTTACCAATACCTGCTATTGTGCTCATCGCTTTCACCTCCTTAGTTATTCTTCATTAGCTACAGCTATTAAAGCTTCTTTGTAGCTAACGTTGTGTTCTTTTGCATATTTTTCAGCTTTTTCTGCTAATTCAACATCGCTCATTTCATCATTTTCTTTTTTATTTTTACCTCTTGTATATTCACTTTTTCTTGTCTGTTCTGAAAAATCTATTTTTTCATTATTTTCAATTATCTGCTTTACAAGCTCAAAAGAATTTGTATATTCAATTTTTTTCTCTTCATCGCCATCTTTGTAAGTATAAACGAATTTCTGCTCTGAGCTACTATCTGTTTCAAACTCAGCATCTTGAAGCGCCATTGCCATATAGAAATGTTTTTGGGCAGGAGTAATTTTACCTTCTTCAATCGCTTTCTCAAGAAAAGCATCAACTTCTTTTTTTCTAATCTTTTTTCTCAATTCTTTTATTTCATTTGTTAACTCTTCCACTTTTTTCTCATATTCTTTAATTTTGTTTTCATATTCTTGTTTTAATTCATCAATTTTTTCAGCCATTGTAGAATCCTCCTCTATTTTGTTAAAATATTTTCTTATTTTAAAATTTTTGTTTTCAGTTATGTAAACGAACTCAATTTCGTTTACATTTCTACCATACAAATCAATGAAATCATCTATTGTATCACAAGCAGGTAAATCAGACCCAAGTAAAGCAAGCCCAGCTAAAACACGTTTGTATGTTTTACCTGAACTTGTGTCTTTGTAATTCCAAATAATCTCAGGTGAAAATCTACCGTAAGCTTTGTTTTTGATAAGTTCATAAATTTTCGCAGGTATTTTTGAAATATCTGCTACAAGCTTTTTGCCAACTCGTTTTAAATTTGTAATCCAACCAGCTGCAGGATAACCATCTCTTTGTAATAGCTTTTGTTTAGAATCGTGTCCGAGCTTCAGCGGTGGTTTGATTTTGTCTCCTATTTCATTGAAAGCTTTTACTATCTCGTCTAAATCTTCTTCGGTATACTTATCTCCACCTTTTGCGCTGTTTTTACCTTCCCATCTTCCCGCAGAAAAAATTTCAACATCTTTCAAATCATATAATTTTGCATATTCTTTTAATTCAATATCTTTTTCAAAGAGATATTTCGGAATATCATCATCTTCAATGCCTAATTCACGATATAATGAAATTAATTTCTTTTTAATTTTTGCTTTTACATCGTTCGGTAATTGCACTTTCTGTCCTCTAAATCCGCCCGGTGAAAACGCAGCTGCAGCTCGTCCTAACTGTGCTCGTGTAACTTTTTTAGAAGGTGTCTCCCAAATTCGTAATTTCCAAGTTGAAGGTTTCTCTGGGTCCGGAACATAAAGATATGCTTCAGCAGGATATTTATTTCCACTTTCAGTTTTCATTGCTTTATATTCTTTTGTTTCTTCATCAAATTCATAAGTCAACTCTGGGTCAATATCTTCTACATATTCAATTTCTTTTGCTTGCATTTTTTCAGCTTGTCCAGGTCCGGGTCTTTCTGCTCTACGCATCTGTCCCCCACATTCAGGACATTTTAATTCATTACAATGTTTATCTGATTCCATTTTATAACTACATTCTATACATTCGCACTGATATTTTTTACTCATCTTTTTTGCAGGTTCAAATGTGCCCGAAAATCCGTGTTCTTTTGCCCATTTTTTCGCTTCATCTTCTGAAAATTTTGTTGCATCAAATCGTATTGCTTGCACTTCTGTTTTACCATCTGCTGTTATTCCGAAAATTACATCTATTCCTACACCAAACTTGTCATTTTGTCTACGAAATTTTTTATATTTATCCGGGCTATTTACTCTTAAACTATGTTCATTTGGATATGGCATTTTATTATACCTCCTTATTCTTTTAATTTCAAAAATCCACCACCAGCAGGTTCTATAGCTGGCATTTCTGAATAACCATCAAAAGGTTCGTCTCTAAAAATTGCTACTAATTGGCTTCTACAATTAAAATGTAACGGTGGATTGTATATAGCAATTTCAGACGGTCTAAATATTTTTTTATCAAGACTTGCGCAAATTTCTGATGTTCTACCATCAAGAATTGCTGAAAACTGATACGCTACAATCTCATCTCTTACTTCTTCAAACAATTCTTTTCTGCCTTGATTAAATGCTCTGTTGATATTTGTTCTTACTATTCGTTCAATTTTTGATGCTCCTAAATCTAAATCGTATCCTCGCATAGCTTCATCAATCATCTTAACTATATCTTTTATTCCTGTACCTTCTCGCACAGCTTCAATCAAAATAGGTTTGATTTGCTGGTATATATATGCTTCCTCAGCTGTTGTTATAAATTCTGCTATTTCATCTAACCATTTTGTCACTTGCTCTGTATCAAATTCTGAACCTGTTGTTACAATAGCATATTTCTTTTTTCGTTTTCCAATCTCTTGTTTTACCATCTGCTTACCAAATTCAAGACTTTCTTTAAGCATATTTTTTATCTCTTGCTTTAATTTAGATAAATTTCTTAATTTTAATTTTCCAATCAAATCTAATCTCTTTCGTTCAATAATCTTTTTTGTCTTTATATCATTCACAAGTCCGTTAATAATTAACTTAAAAACATTAGCTAATCGCTTTTTATATTTATCCTCTATTTCTTGCGTTACTCTATCAATTTTTGCATAATCAACTTTTTTCTCATATTCTGTTAATTCCCGATAATATTTTCTATAACTCATTTCTTGCTCTTGCTGTTCGGGTAATTGCTCTAGTTGTTCTGTTTTAGGCTCTTCTTTAATTTTAATCGGTTGCTCTTCTTTTTCTTTCTCTTTCTGTTCAGGATACCCGATAGTTTTAAAGAAATGATTCCACTGTTCTATATCTGTATCAACCATACCTGTTTGAACAGCTTTAATCCACAATTCTGCGTGTTTCTCTTCTCGTTCAGAGTCAACTTTCTGAAAAATAAATTTGCCTGTGTATTTGTTTCCAAAATTCCAGAAAATTAGCGGTTGAATTATATGTCTTGTTAAAAGCATCTCTACATATTTTCTATCAAGTTCAATTATTTTATAAAAAATATCAAAATGCTCTTTCCCTAACGCATAAGAACCCCCAGAGATTTCTTTACCTGAAAACCCCATCAAGTCTGGTATTAAAAGTTTTCTTGCAATCATCATATTGTAATAATTTATCGCTCGTTCAAATACAGATTCGCCCTTTGAATTTGCTTCAAGTAATTTTATTTCATATTCAAGTGGAATCGTAATTCCTGTTTGTACTTGCAGATTTTTTAAAACTTTTTTGAATTTATCAACAATGTTTTTATCTTTTCTATCGTATTTTCCCACAACAGGTGGATTTCCATAACGCTCTATATATATATTCCAAAACTTTATTATCGCTTGTTTACTCCACCAGTTGCGATAAATTCCCTCATTTAATTCTGATTCGCCGTAAGGATTATCAAATTTGAAATTGTTTATATAATGAATCATTTTGTTATAATCAATTTTAATTCTACCCGAATCTGTATCTTGTTCAAGCTCTGTTATATTTCCGAAGTCATCTTGATAAAAAAAGAAAGTGTGCGGTGGTCTTGTTTTAATATTTTTTATCACAATTCGCTTTCCCCATTTTTTTGTATCCCGATATTCAAAAATTTTTTCTGAAAGCGAGAATCCATACTCTTTTGCTGTAAGCATATTTAACTGAATTTGCTCAAACAATTTATTATCTTCTATTCCAAGAACTTCTTGCAAATTCCATTCTAAAAATTCTTTTATATCACTGTTCTCTTTCCCTGTCTTTCTATCATAAACATCAATTTCCCAATCGCAATCAATTATTAAAACTTTTTTCAGCATTATTACAGCAGAAACTTGGTCATCGTCCATCATCTGGTCGTATAAATCATAATTACCTCGTTTTTGGTAAAGCTCTGCAGGATTGTAAGGTCGTAAAACGAAATTTTCAAAAAGTGGAGATGTAACTTGCGTAGTAACTTTAAACATTGTAGAAGCAGGTTTCTGTGAAGTCTGCTGAATATATTCTCGTTTAACTTTTTTAGCTAATAAAGCCAATAACTTAATCCTGCAAACTTATTTGAGCTGCAGGACTTTTTCTCAATATGGCATCTATATATAATATAACACATTTCAATTAAAAAATCAAGAAGTTTATAGTATAGAATTTAAAAAATCATCTATTTTCTTTTCAATTTCTCTTTTCTCTCTTTTTACTTTTTTTATCCATTTTTTCTGAATATCCCAAGCTTTTAAATAATCAGTTTCTCTTACTTTTTTATATAAATCTTTTTTATCTCTTACTATAAAATCTGAAATATCAATTCCATATTTATCAAAAGTATTTTTACAATTAATATCAAAAAACTGAACTACTTTATATGTTAAAGCTTCATAAAATCTATCAGCAGGAAAATTATAATGAGTATGAGTATATTCGTCTTCTATATAAAGACTATATTTAAATAGCCTAAATTTTGATTTGATATTCCATTTAAAAGCAGGAATTATTTTTAAATCATTTTCTAATAATTCTTTAAATTTTCTAATTTTACGTTGTGAAGATATAGATAAGTAAATGTTTTTGTCAATATATTTTTTAAAATAATCAATCCTACCTCTTCTGAAAGTTCCATAATAACATATATCATATTTCTTTTCAAATTCATATTTTCTATTATATTCTTTATATACTAAAACATTGACATTTAATCTTATTACATTTTTAGAATAGTTTATTAGACGATGATATCCTTCAAAATTACAAATAAAATAATCAATCGGTCTTTCTTTCCAAATTTTTATAAACTTACCTTGTTCTTGTAAATTGTATTCATTAAAAAACCTAATAATTTTAATATTAGAATTATTCTCTATACATTTTTTAATAAACATTGTTTTTACTTCTATATTTTTTAACAATAAAAAACTATAAGGAATAATTAAAATATCAATTTTTCTATCCCAAAATTTTTTTAACTCAAATATTTCTTGTATTACTATAAATCCATATTTTTTCATTAAAAATTTTACAAACCTTTCGTATGCTGATATTCCTTTTTTACTTAAAGGTCTTAATGATAAAATTACCTTTGTAATATTATCCATTTCCTTTATCTTTCTCTTGTTTCTCAAAAATTTCTATAAAAGTTCTATATTTAATAGAAGGTTTTGGTAAATTTAATAATTTCATTATTTTTTCTTGCTCTTGTTTAGAAGAACATTTAATTATTACAGAATATTGTATTTGCAATTTATTAATATCAATTAATTCTATTTCATCATTATTATAAAAAGAATTAACAAAAAAATTAAAATCTATTTCAGGCAAATCAACTTCGTTAATTATTTCGTCAACTTTTATGTTTAATGTTTCAATAAATTCATATAATCCATCATCTGTTATCTTTCCATATCGTGAATTAATTAACAACAATATTTTCTTTGCTTCTTTTTTGTCTTTTGCTTGAATCTCAACAACAGGTATTTTATCTATCGTATAGCCTGATTCTAATAGCCTTTTTACAACAAACAAACGCTGATGTCCGTCTAAAATATAATTGCGCCAGACAAAAACAGGGATTCTAAACCCGTATTTCAAGATTGATTTTTTCAATTTTTCAAAATTTTCTTTTGAAAGTTCTTTTAAATTTCCTTGAAATTCAAGCAATTCGTTAATGTCAATATACTTCGTTCCTTTACATTTGATTTCAATTTTTTTCATTAAAACTTCACCTCATCATTAAACATTCTTGCAGACAAGCGCTCTTCTCCTATATTGTCAAATTCAGTAGTTATTATATCAAATTTACTTAAAGCTATGCCCCACAAACATAACACAAAAGCATCTGCTTCATCAGGAGATTTTGCTCCTGTTCTTTTCTTATAATCATCTTTGCTCTCAATTTTGAATTTTCCTTTGTTTGTAAATTTATATTTGCGATTACATAATTCTGCTATTAATGTGCCTTCATCTTCTATTCTTATCTTTTTATCTTCTAGCATATTCTTTGCATTAAAATATAGTTCTGTTATAATATCATCATATTCACTTTCGTGATAAGCTTTTTCTGCAAAGTTAATAGGTATAATATTTACATCTTTATAATTTTCATTATTTGCTATAAACTCAAATAAATTATCTGTTACGCCCCCGCCTAACCCTGTATCGTCAATAACTATTATTTTAAAATTTTGCTGTGTTATAAGTGCAATAATCTGATTTGTTGTATATACTAAATTTTTCTTTGCATATTTTCGCTTATAAATTTGTCTTCCGTTTTCATATCCTATCATTACAGTATAATCTGTACCGTATCGTGCTACATCTACCCCTAAAATTTTGTGTGTCTTTAAATTCGGTTCTATATATTTACATTTTTCTACTACTGTATAAGAAATAATTGTATCTTCAGCAATTTCAGGAAACTCTCCCAATACACGAGCCTGAAAAATCGGTGATTCTATACCCCACTCTTCAGCCCTTTCAATTACCCAGCGAACTGTTGTTAAAGACGGATTGACTATTTTCATTTTAGATAATTCACTTGCCCTAACTGTTTTTTCTAATAATAATAACTCTTTTATATCTTCTAAAGATGTTACATTATTTGCTTTAAAATTCGGGGAATCAAATATTGACATTGTTATTTTTTTAACATCAGATTTCTGAAACATCTGATAAAAACTTCCCTGTGTTGAAATAGGATTCCCTATTCCTAAAAATCGTACATTTGCTGACGTCATTAATGCTTCTTTAATTTTCCATAATTTTTCATTCACACCAGCTGCTTCGTCAAAAACTACTAGTAAATTAGGGCTATGAAATCCTGTCAATCTTTTTGCTTCATCTTCATTTTCAATCTTTGGTGATATTCCGATTGCAAAATGATTATCATCAATTTTTATCTGTGTTGTTAAACATTTACCACCAAGCGGAAATAATGAATTTTTCCAGCTACTTGTTATTTCTGCCCAGAGGAGTTTTTCTACTTGTATCCACGACGGCGCAGTTGTAAGCACTATAGAAGGAACATGTGTATAAAGAAACCACAAAACTACATCTTTTGCACTAAATGTTTTTCCTACTCCATGACAAGACTTAACTATTGTGTTACGATTATCTCGTACGCTTTCAATTATCTCAACTTGTTTTCCCCATCGTTTTTTTCTATCAAGTATAGTATATAAAAAAAATAACGGCTCTTGCTGGAATCTTTTTATATTTAAATTATTTATTATATTATTTTTCATTTTTTTTATTTTCTTCTTGTTGTAACATCTTTTTATACCAATCAATAAAAGTCATTTCTCCAGAATGCTCAATTTTTTCAACATATAGTCCTTGTAGCTTTCTTATATCTTGTTCTACTACAAGCGCTGTGCGTATATCTTCGTTACGTAGCGCTTGTGAATACAAAAACTCTCTACGTGCAAGCGCTGTTGCTAAATTCTTTTCTGATTCTTTCTCAAATCGTTTTTGCCATTTTTGCTTTATCTGTGCTATATATTTGTCAACTTGCTTTGATGTTATCTGATAATGTTCCCTACAGTATTCTACGATTTGTGTATATGATGCTCCTATAAGGAGCATTTTCTCAATCTCTTGTCTGCGTTTTTCTGCTTCAATGTATGTTGCTTTGCGAAATTTTTTTATTTTAGATTGACTCGTCCCACTCATTATTTTCCTCTACCCAAAGAAAAAATTTAATTAAAAAGAAACAAAAATATACAAGAAACAATATCCATTTCATCCAATTAAGCGGTGCAAAAATAATTGACAATATTATCAAAAATATAATAAGAATCCATTTTATTAGCTGAATATACCAAACCTTTTTAAATCTATATTTTAATTTATACTTCATTTTGGTTCAAATAAAAATATAAAAATTTTATATAATATTACCAAACAAAATATCCATCCAGCTATAATTGCTTTTGTATCTATCTCGTTAATAGAGTTTGCAATTAAAATGTTTTTCAAAGAATAGAACCCAAGAGTTGGTAAAATTATCCAATACCAACATTTTTTTATCAGTTTATATAACCCTATTATAATAGCAGTCAGAATTCCATATTTTTTTAGAATTTCAGTGAAATTTTTTTTCTCTATTTCAGACACAATTTTTTTGCTTTTTCTCATATTTTACCCCCAAATTATCTTTTTTTTATCAAAAAAATTGCGCCCAAAGTTGCAATAGCTATTAACAATAGTTTTCCGTGTTTTTTGACAATTTCTTTGATATCTTGTAAAACTTCTTCAATTTTCTCAAAAAATTCTTCTGTGTTCATTATTGTTTTCCTCCTTCTTTAAAATTTTTTAACTCAAAATAAGCTAGCTTTTCTATTGCCGAAGATAGCAATGTTAGATTTATTTCTATACATTTTCTTAAATATTTAATTGCTTTCTCGTAGTTTCTGTAATAATAACCCTCTATTATCGCTAAAAAATCATAAATTGACTCGTCGCCAGGTTTTCGTATTTTTAAACTTTCAAATATTTCTTTTGCTTTTTGAATATTCTTTGTTACATATTCAGATTCTAATGTTTGTGGATTGATTCTATCCCATTGCATATATAATAATGCTAATCGGTGCAAAATTTTATAGTGTTCAGGCATTATTTTTAAAGCATCTTTCAAAATCTGTTCTGATTTCTCAAAATTTTCTACGTTCTCTTTTGCAGATACAAGCATTAAATATGCGTCCGGATATTTAGGATAAACTTTTATCGCTTTCTCTAAATTCTTGATTTGCTGTTCGTAAGGTAAATTTCTGTTTCCAAACGCAAGATTTATTGCTTCTCTTTGCAAATTTAATATTTTAATAATTTCGTTCGGTTTCTGTTTTAAATGCTTTGTGTTTGGTTTTTTAGAATTGCTTTTCTGTGCAAGAATTGTATAGCCATACATTTCGTATTTATCTATTTTAACAATTTTAAATCCACATCTATTTAAAAATATTTCAAAATTTTCTCTATTCCAACAATTCACGTGATTCGGATGATATAAATTTTCAAAATCTGTTGTTTGTTGACCTGATGATTCATCTAAAATATCAAAAAACACAGGAATTGAAATATATAAATATCCATCATCTTTAAGAAACTGCTTTATTTTTTCTAACTCTTTATCAGGATTCTGAATATGTTCTAAAACGTGATAATAAGAAATAAAATCAAACTGCTCTGCAAAATCTACAATGTCTTTTGCTACATTTAATCCATATTCGTATTTTGCAAACGCTAAAAATTTTTCACAGTATTCTGTAAGATATAAATTGCTACGTGGAGTCATAAGATATTTTGCAACCCAATCCAAAAATTGACCTTGCGCCCCGCCAATGTCTACTATTTTAATATTGTCTCCTTCTTTATGATATAATTGCTCTAATATATCTTTTAGAAATGCTTTGTGATATTCATTCTTACGATTGCCTATTATAATATTCCCGATTGTAATTTTTTGACGTTGCATTTCATATTTTTTCTGGATTAAATTTTCTGGTAAATAATCATAAGTCACAAATCCGCAATTCATACAAATTTTGAAATTAAAAGGATAATCATAAATCGTTCCTTGATTTTCCCAATATTTTTTGTCTCTTAAATAATCTAAATCTTTCCAATATTCTGTTTCACATACAGGACATTTTTTTAGTTCAATTATTTCAATAGTTGACATTATCTGCTCCTATTTTAAAATTTTTAATATTACTAAAATCGCAATAATATTCATTATCACAATAAAAACGGTTCCTACTATTTGATATTTGTTCTTTACTCCAGTCAAAACAAAAATTAGTGTCAAAATTCCTAACCAAATACTACTTATTACTGTAAACACTTCTTTTTATCCTTTTTAATATTTGCTCTTCTACTCTAATTTTTTTAACCATTTGCGCAAACTCATTAGGTTCAAGTGAGTGTTCTTTGTCAAATACAAGGTTTTTGCGCTTTAAACAAAAATGTTTTTCTATTACACAAGCTCCCATTTTTACAGCTACTAAACAATCATCATAGCCAATTAGATGTGATGAGTAACCTGCTTTACCATATTTCTTTTTTAATTTCAAAATCTCATTTGCTACCATATAAAAGCTCGGGTATTCAGCATCACAAGCAAGAAAAGTAACATTTTTCTGTTTTAAAAGATAAGACATTTTTTTAGGAAACGCATAGCCTGTTGAAATAAAAATTGGTATTTTCTTATCTACAAACATCAAAATAGCTTCGGTTATATAAATTGCTCGGGACCCGATTTTAAGAAAATCAAACTGCGGTATTAAATCAAAATCAAATATAGATAATCCAAAATCTATCTTATATCCTTTCTTAATTTTCCATTCATATAAGTTATTATATTGTTTCATTGATAACATCATTTTTTCTCTCTTTTTTGCTTCTTTTTTCGGAAAAATGCGATATGGGTCATAATATTGAAACTTCACAGCATCAGCTCCGCAAATATAAGCTTTCTCAATCAATTCTTTTGCTCGCCTAACACTCCCTAAATGCGCTAATCCTGCTTCTGCTATTATATATACCAACTCTACTACTCCATAGTTTTATTTCTGTTCTTAAACTATTCTATTCTCATCTTCTCTAGTCTGCTCTACTTTATCTCTTTCACAGGTAAAATTTTCTCAAATAACTTACACCCTGCTATACTTTCTATGTTTACATTATATGGCATATCTGCATCAACTTTTTTAACCTCAAATATTTTCACTACCAAATGCAAAAATAGTAAAATCGCAATGATTATCAAGATAATTTTTGTGTATTTATCCATAACTACTTTACCTCTCAAAATATCCTTTTATTATTTTTTTAATAATTTTATAATATATTGTCCATATATTTATAACATTATATTTTCCATTGCAAAAAGATATAATTGGAACTAAAAATAATCCTAAAATACCTCTAAATATCAAAATTACTAAATAGGGAATAAAAAATAATATTCTTGCAATTATTAATTCCACTATTCTTTACCTCACTTCTTTAAAATAGGTATTACAATTATAGGCTTTGTTGCTCTGTTTCTTAATTTTTTATACCACATCTGAAAATCTATGCTTTTTGTATCTATTCCACGATTTATTTGTAATTCCCGAATTATCGCTGTTTCTTTGCGTTCAATATCTAAAAGTCTTGGGTCTTCTTTATAGCTTTTTATCATTTTTGTTGAATATTCATTTAAATCTTTTCGTAACTGCGAATATAATTTCTTTTTCACATCGTATAGTCCTATCAACAATTTTTTCAGTGTGCTAACAGAAGTCGGTGGTCTAATCGCTTTCACAAATTCATCGTAACTCATTGTTAAAGCAAATTTTGCCATTTTTATACTTCTACTATTGTTGTTGTAAAATGAGATTTTACAATCTCTTTATTAATAATTGCTGTATTAATTTTCTTTTTTTCTTTTAATCGTTCTTTTTGTGCTGTTTTTTGTTTTTCGTGCCTTCTATAATTCCAACAAACTTCATCTAAATAACCAATTTTACCTACTTTTGTAAATTGATTATAAAAATAAATCCCGTCTAAATATTTTACATTTTCTTTATATTTTACTTCATTCACTATTCTTTTATTTAATAACGCACAACCAGGATGCCAAGTATTTTGATGAATTTCTTTTAATTTTTTTCCTTCCTTATTAATTATATTATATGCAGTTATTACGCCATCAAGATTTTCTAATTCAATATATTCAACCATTTTCTTAACTCCATTTTTCTTTAAAATATCATCTGCATCTACTCGCATAATATATTTGCCCTGTACAAATTTTAGTGCTTTATTTGATGAGGCTGTAAGCCCAATATTTTCTTTGTTTCTCAAAAATTTAATTCGTTTTCTTTTTTCATAATCTCTCTCTTCTAAATCTGATAAATACTCTAAAATTTTTATAACAGAATTATCATCAGAACAATCATCTATTATAATATATTCCCAGTCATTAAAATCCTGATTTACTACACTTTTAATCGCATCAATTACAAATTCAGATTGATTATAATTACAAGTAAAAAATGAAACTTTTGGTAATTTGTTAATATTAAGCAAGTATTTATTCTTTTTTAAAAAATTAATAATATCAAGCGTTCCAAAAGGTTCTTTTAAAGCAGAGAAAATTATGCGCAATAATAATAAATCTTCAGGATAATCAAGTGTAAGCCTAAAAGAATATTGATATTCAAATGGTGGATAGAATTCTTTTATTTTCATACCTGGCAATTTTACATAATAAGACACAAATTCAATATCTTTAAATCCTAATTTTTCTGCTTGCAATAAACCTTTCTCTAAAGCAGAAAACTTAATAACTTCACCTGCTATCCCCTCAGGACATCGTCGCATAAATGTATAATCTTGTTTACCTCGTATATGAAAATCTATCTGCTTTTTTAAAAGTGTATAGTCAATCAAAATATCGTCTGCTGTGATTCTAACAATATGGTCAAATTTTTTCTGAATAGCAATTTGATATAAACGATGCATCGGTGAGTTGTCTTCTCCACGATAAACTTCTACTCCTTTATTTTCTGCTATTTTTTCTAAAATATCATTCTCTGAAGATTGCGGAATAGCTAAAATAATAGGATAATCATCAGATACAAGTAAGTGGTCTAATAAAATTTCAATTGTTTTTTTACCGTTTATCTCTTGTAAAACTTTACGCTCAAGTCTATAAGAATTTACTCGAGCTGTTATTATTATTCCTATATTATTATTCATATATAATCTCTATTATATTTTTATATGATTTATAACTAAATTTCCATTAATATCTATGTATATATCTTTCATTAAATGAAAACAAATACCGTTTACTTTAATTATTTCTTTTACAGGATTTAAATAACCTTGAATTTCAACAATAGTATCTTTATATTTATATTTTCTACAAAAACATTTATTTGTTTTTCGTATACTTATTGATGTAAATTCATCATCATTTTCTATTTGAGTAAATACATCATAAAAATAGTCTATTTCTTTACTTTTAGAAAAAAATAATCTTGAATTTTGCATAAAACAAAATCTTCTAATCTTAAAATTATTATAAAAATAATTAATATATTCTTTTATTTCTTTAATATTATTCATATCTTCTAAGATAATACACATCATTACTATTTTTTTATTATATTTTTTTATAAAATTTTTATCTTTTTTCATATCATAAAAAGTACCACAATATTTTTTTTGAATATCATTTTTATAATGACACTTATTAATAAGAATAACATTACATATTTTTAAAATATCTTCACTTTTTTTTAATAATAATCCATTTGTAGAAATTGCCCAAAAATCTACTATATTTAATGGGTTTATTGTTTTATATAATAATTTAATAAAATCTATATCTAATGTAGGTTCTCCACCAGCTAACATTATTCCGCATTTTCTATTATTTTTTCTTATTTCATTTATTGAATTAATTGTATTAAGAATTCTTTTATTTATATCTATTTCTTCGCGTTTTATTGGGTTAACATCTTTTTGAAAACAATAACTGCAATTAAAGTTGCATCTATCTGTAACCATATAGTAAAGTAAAGTAATGTCTCTTAATTCAGAACACGATTCTTTAAAAAAACATTTTCCTTTTATTGAAAATTTGTTACTTATTTTTGTAGGATTAACTATATTCATTTTGTTAACTATTTCTTTTAAATTTCTTTTTTCTTTTTTTAATTTAGTTATTTCTTCTTCTAATTTTTTATTTTTCTCTTTAAGATAATCATCTTCTTCTTCACGATGGGGAAGTCTTCCTACCCATTGTGAATATGATTTAGCATCGCTACAGCAATCACACATAGAATTTGCCATAATAATCCTCCTTTATTTTATTTATAAGCATCTCGTGATGTGCAAAATTTGCACATCTTGTTTGTAAAGATATTTTTTTTTAAATTTTTTATCAATTCTTTTCTTTTTTTATTATTCCAAATTGATTTCAAACTTTCTTTTTTAATATTTCCTAAATATAGTTCTTGTGGTTCATTATAAGCTACACAACAAACATAAACATTTCCTTCCCACGAAATTACAAGTCTACGTGAAGGATGTCCACAATATTTCCGTTTATTTTTATTAACAATTTTTGTTTTAAATATTTTTTCTTGATTACGTTTCATTGCTGGTTTAATATCAAATTTAACATATTTTAAAGACATTTTTTTAAACCATTTCTTAAACTCTTTATTACTTTCTAAATCTTTAATATTTGTTGTGCGCCGTGAAATTATCAGCTTTGGCATTTTAAAAATTTTTCTTAAATATTCAAGAAAATATAAATTATCAATTACCTTATAAAAATCAGCTTTTTTTCTTATTTTTTCATAAACATGTTTTCTTGTACTATCAAACGAAACTTTTAATATATCAACCTTTGATGCGATTGTCTCTAAAAAATCAGATGAATAATTTAACGTCAAATTCGTATTAATATATATAAAAAATCCTAATGCATAAGCTAAATTTATTGCTTGTAAATATAACGGATATAGTGTAGCTTCTCCACGCCAGTTAAATTTGACTGATTGCACGCCTAATTCTATTGCTTCTTTTAAAATTTTTTCAACAATCCAAAAATCTATAAACCCATCATCAAAATTTTTATTTCGTCTAAAACAAAAAGCGCAATCAAGATTACAATACGATGTTAATTCAACATCAATATGAATAGGTGCTTTAAAATTAATCCAATATGCTAAATACCATTTAAGTCTATATAATAAAAATTTTAATTTTCTTATAATTTTCATATTTTATTTTTTCTCTTTATCTTTTATTCTTTTTATTAATTGTTTTATTATCTCACTACATTTTTTACATAATATCATTATCTTCATATTATCTATTTTTATATCTTTTTTACATATATCGCATTGTAAATCTTTTATCATAATCTTTCTCCTACCAAATATCTTGTTAAAATACTTTCAAACATTTTAAAATTCCACACAAAACAAGCATAATAACCTTTCTCTTTTAATCGTTCAATCATTAATGATTGCTCTATTAGATGCTTATTTTTTTTAATCTCACCTTTTTTTTTGTAAGGTGATTCGCATTTAATTTCAATAAAAAGTCCGTGATAAAGCGCCGTTGGTTCATAAATAACCAAATCTGGAAATCCACGACTGCTTCTTAATAACTTAACTTTCTTTGCCTGCCCCATAGTCAATTTTATCCCTGACAAATCAGTATTAAAAATCAAATTAGGATACTGTAATCTCAAAAAGGTGCATATTTGTCTATGTAATTTTTCTTCTTCTTTTCTCATTTTTTTGCACTATCCTTAACATTTTTGTTAAATTTAGTCGTATTTTTCGAGATTTTTTTATCAATAATTCTTATATTATACATTCTTTTTTCTGATTTTGCGTGACATTGAATACATTCAAAAAATATTTTCTGCTTTTCAGCCGATACTTGTATTTTATGAGAAGTAAATTTATTGCAATTGTCACACCATTTTAAAATATATGCCTCAATCATTATTCTTTAGTCTCGCATTTTTGCTTCTAATTTTTAATATATATTCAAATTCCATTTCTTTATTCCAGCAATCATTACATAATATTCTATCTTCATCTTCGTGATAATATCCTAAAATAACTTTCCCGCACATAGAACATCTTTGAGTGCCTGATTTTATCTTATATCCATTTTTCAAATACATCTTACATATATTAAGTTAAGCTAATTTTTTAAGTTTATTACTCCATTCTCTAATATATTCAGTTGCTATATAAAATAAAGTAATATAATTCGTTGCTATATCTTTAGATACAAAAAATTCTTTAGCATCTTTTTCTAATTTTTCTGCTATGTTTTTCATTTCATTTGTAATTTTTAAAATATCTTTATTTTTTCTTTTCATTTTAAAACCTTACTAAATAAACCCGCTTAAATTTTTTACTAAACAGTTTACATTTTTGATAACTATTTATATATACATCAATAACTTTGCCTTTAACTAATTTTCCTGTATCTGCTGTAATAAAATAACCCAAATTTCGTATATATATTATTTGCCCCAGCGGTATAATCTTAGGGTCAACTGCACATATTCCAAAATCAACTTTCATATTTAATGCAGTTCTGCCATTAGCCCATTTACCACAAGACTTTTTACCTGATTCGTATGCAGTAATTTTGAATTCACCTAAATACTTGTAGCCCTTAAATGATTGCTGAAATGCAAAATCAATTTCTGGTACATATACATAAGGTATACATTCACGTAAAAGAAAGTATAATATAAGAATTACTTTTACGTCAGTTTTTTTTAATAACATATACAATATCCTTGTTATATTTGCTTATATTATCTAACCAAACTAATAATTCATCTTTAAATAAATTAAAGTTTGATTTGTTACTATACTTTAATTTTCTAATAATTGAATATAATTCAATAAAAGCAGTAGCAGGTATTATATAATAATCCAAATCAGAAATAGCTATTTTTTTATTTTTTACATTTTTCATATTACACTTGCCTCAACTTTCATAGATTTCCTAGACACTAGATTTTTTATTAAGTCTGCTACGGGTTTAGGTGGAGCTTTTTTATTTTCAGCCCGTATGTCTGCAATTATACCTTGTTCTGAATATAAAATATTTTTAAGCCGATTCATAAAAATAGCGTGATAGTTTGGATGTTTTTTTGTATATCCTAACTCTTTAAGCTCTCTTTTAACTCTGTTGAAATATTTAGTGCAAAATTTGGAGTCTCTATTGCAATACATTAATCGCCTGAATTCTTTACAAAAAAACGGAAATTCACCACGTCGATTTTTGATTTTTTCGTAATGTTCACAAAATTTTTTCTGTTGTTGGTTAGAAGAGTTGCTTTGCAACTCTTTTTCTGTTTTAACAGAAAAAGAATTATTATTCTTTGTAGTATTCTTTGTGTATTCTTTGGAATATTGGGTACTTTTTGTTACTAACGCTGGTAACATTTTGTCACCATTAATAGTAACATTTTGTGACTTTTGTTGAACCCATTCTGTTAAATCTTCTGCGATTTTTTCAATATTAATATAGTAATGATTAATAGGGGGAATCCCTTCTTTTTTATATGAAATCCAATCTATTTCTTTTAATTTTTCTCTTGCCCGTTTACACATTCTTTTTGTTAATCCACATTCATTATAAAATTCTTTATCAGACTTAAATATTTTATCTTGATGTTTTCCTTTTTGCCACCAGTATAAAAGCTGATTGATAAAAATTGCACAAGTTATATCATTTCCAAGAAATTCTGCTATATCCCGATTAAATGCAATTTGTTTGCTTCCAATTAAACTTGCAATTGTTTTTTGATAATTTTCTATTTTTATATCCATTTTTATCTCCTTATTAATAAAAATTTTCAAATTCAGGTTAACTATTAGATTGACGATTAGTTGATAAAAATTGTATTTGATATGTTGTTATAAAAGTCTCATAGTGAATATTGCCTACTTTATCTGTCCATTTAGATGTGTCCAATCTACCCTGAATTATAACCATTGAGCCTCTGTTTAAATAATTACAACAATTTTCTGCTTGTTTTCCCCAAACATATACATTAAAAAAACTTGTGTATTGCCGGTTGTTTGCATAAAGATTATTAGCAAGATTTAATGTTGTTACGCATTTACCCGATTGTGTATAGCGAAGAACAGGTTTTTTTGTTAATCTGCCTGATATAATTACTGTGTTAATGTCCATTGATGTGGATAATTCTCCTTATTTTGTTTTTCAATATATTGTTGATAACAAAACCAACATAATTTTTGTTGTCTTGTCATATAAACACAAAATCCTGAAAGAGGACGTCCACAGTTACTACATACTTTTAAATCTGTAATTGTTAAATTTGAAAACCAATCTATCATAATTTTATTTCTTCATTATTTTCAATTACATTTTTAACAAAATATTCAAACATAATAGCAAGTGCTTTGTAAAGCTTAATACCTCTTTGTTTAGCCCATCGTTTTATTGTTTGATAGTTTTGTGCAAGCGATTCTTCTTTAACTCGAGCAAATTCGATTTTTGCTAAATATTTATGAAACTCTCTATTTTCCATCTTATCTTAAATATAACAAATTAGACTACTAAAGTCAAGTCAAAAACAAAAATTTTTTTTATTTTTTTAAAAATTTTTATTTTGCTAACTTACGATATAACGAGAAAAAATAGAAAATTTAAAAAATTTTTTTAAAAAAACTTGACTTTTAATTTTTTTTATATTATATTGTTATTAGTATGAAAATTGAAAAACAACAAGAAATTTTAGAATTTGCGCATATTATTTTACAGCAAAGTTTACAAGACTTCAAAGAAAATCCACTTTTAGAATTACCTTATATTTTATCAAAAGACTTCGAATTTTTGTGTGCTGGGCTTGGATATGATGTACAGATTTTTAGAAACGAATGCAAAAAATATCTTTTATTCTGGCAAAAAAATAATGAATATAGAGAACAAATTTATCAGACTACTTGTTGGCAAATTATATTTCTGTATTTATTACAGAAATTATTTTCATATACTTGGACATCTAATAACTACCTCCTTTTCCTCCAGTTCCTTTATATTGTTACTTATCAAAATTTTTGTGGCTCTTGCGGGAGATTTTATCTCCCGCATTCCCCTCCCTTTTAAATGGGGTAATATTTTTAAATAAGGTAATGAAGGAGGTAATAATGAATAAAGAAAGAATTATTGAAATATTAAAGAAAGGAAAAATAAATGTTTTTAATAGGTGGCGAAAAATATATAAAATAGATACAATTGACCTTCGTTCTGCTGACCTTCGTTCTGCTGACCTTTATTATGCTAACCTTTGTTATGCTGACCTTCGTTATGCTGACCTTTATTATGCTGACCTTTGTTATGCTGACCTTCGTTATGCTGACCTTCGTTATGCTGACCTTCATTATGTTGACCTTCGTTATGCTAACCTTTGTTATGCTAAATATGAAGAACCACTATTTTTACCTGATTTATATTTATTAAAATTACTTCCTAAAAACATAAAGTTGAAAGCTTGGAAATATCTTATTAATGGTCAATCACCGTATCAATGTTGTGAATATCAAATTGGAAAAACATATGTTTTCAAAAATTGTGATGACAATGAACAAAATTTATGTGGGGCTGGTGGAAATGTAGCAACGTTAATGTGGTGCTTAAAAGATAATTTATATGCTAATGAATTTATAGAAGTAGAATTTTATGTAAAAGATATTGTAGCAATTCCTTATAGGACTGATGGGAAATTTAGGGTAAAAAAGTTTAAAGTAATAAGAAAAATAAATAGAAAACAAGCAATACGACTTTTAAAAAAAGTAATGAATGTTAATTTAAAGGAGGAATAAAAATGAAAAAAGAGATACAAAAAAGACAAGAAGGACAAATAGAAATACAAAACAATGCAAATAATATAACACAGATACAAGTATTCGGAACAATATCACCGCAACAACAAATTCAAAAAGCGGTTGAAATAGCAAATGCAGTTTCAGAAGTAATTGAAAAGAAAAGATTGTATATAGTAATTGAAAGTAAAAAATATGATAAAAAATATGTAATGTGTGAAGGTTGGGCTACAATGGGAGCTCTTTTAGGATTGTTTCCAAGAATTGTAGAAACAAGAGAAGAAAGAACGGGAGAAAATTTGAAAGTTATTGCTAAATGTGAAGTTTGGTCTTTAAATGGTAATCTTATTGCTCGTGCTGAAGCTGAGTGCGACAGTGGAGAAGTTACACGAAAAAAAGATGGAACAATTGTAAAAAAGTGGTTAGATTCTTTAGGAAAACCAAACGAATACGTAATACGCAGTATGGCACAAACAAGAGCTGTATCAAAGGCTTTCAGGATTGCATTGTCTTGGATTATGGTGCTTGCAGGGTATCAAGCTACACCTGCCGAAGAAATTGATGTAGGGATTATAGGAAAGGGCAATAATAGGGCAAATAGCACAACAAAAGCGCAAAAGGCGCAACAATCTACAACAAAACAGAAAACAGTAGAAGTAGAAATAAGCGATAAAACAAATAAAGATTTAGTAGCAGAATTGAATAGATTAAGACAAGAAAAAGGTTATGAAGATGATAAAAAATTTGAACAAAAATTCGGATTAAGTGTGCGTTCAATTGCTTTGGGCTTGGTGCCTGATAGGATTATAAAAGAGAAAATTGAAAAATTAAAAAATATGTAGGGGTGATAAAATGAGAGTATTAGTAACTAATATAGAAGGAAATGATATTGTAAAGAAAGAATATTTAAAGGAATGCAAAAAAATTGATAAAAAAGCTAAATGTATAAAAGAAAAAGAGTTAGGTATATGGCAAGAATATTTTATTGAAATGGAAATAAATACATTAGAAGAATTATTAGAATTACAAAAGCAAATTAAAAAACAACTTATTATAGATGAGTATAGTAAAAAATATGATTTTCAGATAGAAATATATGATAATTATAGAGAATGAGGAAAATAAAATGGACAAAGAACATAGAAAAGACTGTGTATGGTATAACTGTTGTGACCACGTTTACATTTATGGAAAATGCCGGAAGGGTTGTTTAGGATATGTAACGAAAATAGAATATTATATATATCAGGATAGAAAAATAAGAGAATATAAGGAGAATAAAAATGATAGATTTTATTGAGTTTTTTGCAACAATAATAAAGAAGATGGAGATTGTTTAAAAAGGAGATTAGATAAAATGGATTTTTCAGAAAAATATGTTAAAATGTGTAAAGAAGCAAAAGAAATACAAGAATATAAAAAGAAAACAAAATGGCAAAAAGGAGATTTAAGATATTGGAATAAAATGTTTTTTAGCAAAGTTGAAAAAATTTATATAATAACAGAATTTACTTATAATGAATTTGAGGAAGGAATGATTTGGCTTCCTCGTCAGGATCAATTACAAGAATTTTTAGACAAAAATGATAAATATATAAATATGCACGATGGTTTACATATAATGAGGTTTTTAGAAGAGTTTATTAATTTTATTGATATTACTATGACTAAATATGAATCAATAGAACAATTTTTGCTTGCTTTTATAATGTGGCGTTTTTATTATAAAACCTGGAATAAAAAAAAAGAAAAATGGGAGAAAATATATGAATCTGATTAATTTAATTTATGAAGTGCAAAAAAAGGAAGAAATTTATGAAAAAAAATCACATTATCCCTCAGAAGTTAATAAATGTATAAGACAAATTTGGTATAAATGGAAAAATATTGAACCTTCTAATCCTATTACTCCGCAAGCTTGGGTTAAAATGAAGATGGGTAATGCAATACACGATTTGGTTTTTCGCTGGCTTGAAAAATCTGGTATTGAAATTGTTAATGAAATATCTGGTGAAAAAAGATTAGAAGGGTTAAAATATCCTATTCGCTATCGGCTTGATAATATAGCAATTGATAAAGATTTAAACAAAATGATAGGAATTGAAATAAAGACGGGTTTTGCAAGAGGAATTGATGAAATAAAAAAACAAAATAAACCAAAAGACGAGCATTTAAACCAAGTTTTGTTATATATGCTTATTTCTGATATAGACATTTTTCATATACTTTATATTGCAAGAGATAATGGTTATATGTATGATTTTTTAATTGATATAAGAGCAGATAAATATTGTATAGATGGTAGACCTATTGAATTTGATGTAAAAGAGTTATATCAGCAATTTTTTGATATTGAAAAGACAATTGAAAAACCTGAGCCACCAGAGCGAGAATATATGGTTATAATAAAAAATGGCGAAATAAAAGATAAAATTCAAAAAGATAAAATTATTTATAAAACAGATTGGCAATGTCAATATTGCCAATGGCGAGATTTATGTTGGAAAGATGTGCTTGAAAAATATAATGATTATATACCGCAAATTAATTATTATGAGGTGAAAAAATGAGAGAGATAAAATTTAGAGTATATGATAAAAAATTAAAAAAAATGATACATCGCCCTGTCTTAGGAGAGCCAAAAAAAGACAATATACAAAAAAACAAATTTGGAAACTTAATTCCAGAATTATATAAAAATGAAATTAGGGCTTTAGATATAGTAATAGATACAGAAGGAAATATTTACATAATTGATTGTTATGGACATTATGAAAGTATAGAGACAATTGGTTTTAAAGACAGATATATAATAATGCAATATATAGGCAGAAAAGATAAAAACGGTAGAGAAATTTACGAAGAAGACCTTGTAAAGATAACATCAGCAGATAATTTTAAAATAATCGGTGTTATAAAATGGAATCGGCGTGGTTTTTATGAACTATGGTATAATTTTCATAATGGTGTCTATGAAACAGATTACTTTGAAAGATTTACATATGGAAAATGGTGTATAGAAGTAATAGGCAATATATATGAAAATCCAAAATTATTGGAGTAAAAAATGATTGAATTATCACATATCTATGCAAATCTTGATAAACATTTATATAAAGCGCAAATTCAATACGAGGAAGTAATAGAAAAATATGGTGAAGCAAGAGAATATTACGCTGAATGTGTTATTGAATATGAAAAAGCTTTTGCAGAAGAGGTAAAAAAATTAAATAGCAAAAATATCCCTGTCACAATTGTTAAAGAAATAGCAAAATTGAATTGTATTGAACAGTATGAAAAAATGCTTAAAGCAAAAGCTTTGTATAAGAAATACAAAGCAAACAAAGAGGCGTATGAAGAACGAATAAATACAATAAAATTTTTAAGTAAAATAAAGTTTAATATGTTTGTTTTGGAACAGGATAAGGAGATATAAAATGGATTTAATAGTAGAAATACCTAAAAAATTTAAGAAACAATTAGAAAAGAGATTTGATGAAACAAAATTCGAAGAAAACAAAGATAGAATTATTAATATAAAAATTAACACAACTTCTTGTCCATTGTGCGCTTTTTATAAACGATGTAGTAAATGTCCATTTTATAAATTTTCTTTTTCTAGAGTAGGATGCCGTAGTTGGATTGAAGAAATTTTATTTAAAAAATATGAAAATATTTGTTTTCATTTTGATGGAGAGAATATTTTTTATTTTAAAAATCAAGAAAAGCGCGCAATAAAGCAATTAAAATATTTAAAAAAACAAGCAAAAAAATATATAAGGTGGATGTAATATGGACTGGATTATTATAGAATTGGAATTTTTATATTTAGCTGGACTTGCTTTATTTCTACTAATACGTTAAAAAAAATAAAAAATTGCTAAAAAATCAATTTTTTTAAAAAATTTTTTAAAATTTTTTATTTTACTAACTTACGATATAATAAGAAAAATAGAAAAATTTAAAAAATTTTTTTAAATTTTTTTAAAAAAAACTTGACTTTTTATTCAAAATGTGTTATATTATTTATAGAAAGTAATTAATACTTTCAAAAATTTAAAAAAGGAGGTAGTTAAAATGAAAAAGTTTAACAATTATATTTTACTAAAAGCAGAAGAACACGCTACCCGCAAAATTACATATAAAGAAATTAAAGAACTCTATTACAAATATTATGAAAAGAAACCGTATTTTCCTTGTTTTCACACTTGTCTCATCGCAAATTTGACTAGTGACGAGTGGTATTACAATGGAAAGGAATATTGGTATTGGTATGACGTGCTCTATATTGACGAGACAAAATCAAAATCAAAAGAATTATATATGTATAAAATGAGATATTTTCCAAACGGGGATGAGAAAATTCTTGGTGAATATTACTTATTGATAAAATAATTTACTCATTTTAAACACCTGCGGGACGTTAAGTCCCGCTTTTATTTTATATTCTCTAATCCCCAAATTGCTAAATAAGTAACTCCGAAAGCAAAAACAATTCCACATCCAAACCCTACATAAAATTTGTTTCTTTCCCACCAGCTATTTTGTGTTTCTATTATATCTTGAAACTGATTACATTTCCATTCTAAAACAGAAATTTTTTGTTGCAATAAAATATTTTGTTGAGATAAAATTGTATAATTTCGTAATTTTAAATCAATTTTCTGTAACTCTTCTGTTGTAAATTGCGCATTAGATGTACTTACGAATATCATCAATAAGCTGATTACGAGACATTTTTTTAACCACATCTTTATTACTCCTTTTCTTTTTTTCTAATCTTTCATATTCTTTGTCTATTTTATCAATTTCTGTTTCTGCTTTTTGGATTATTTTGTCAATAATTTTTTTAACGCCATCAGATTTACGCCTAAAAAAAGCAATAAATAAGCTACCAAATAAAACAAGAACAATAAACCAAAAAAATTTCTTTATCAGTTTCATTTTTTGCTCCTTTAATAATTCTTGATTTATTTTTATTTATTTTTTCAAACTACCTGTTAAGTTTACAACAGCATTGCCTGAACAATAAATAGCAAAAATATAAATTAAAGCTCTTATAAAAAGCTCTGCTGATAATAATTTAACAAAAAATGAAACAGAAACAAGTATTATTAAAAATATTCCTAAAATAAATTTTCTACTTAAAAATCGTTTCATAACTTTACCTCACTTATAATATGTCCAGATAACTTCTTGTACTTTGTTTTCATCTAAATCGCAATGAATAAAATTTTTTCCTATACCTATTCTTGTAAAACCTGCTTTCAGTAAAGCTATTATTATCTTATATCGTGTTTGACTTGAATAACAGACAATATCACACGCAAGTCCTCGTAAATGTGAGCTATTTGGTTTCCCGCCTACTTTTTTGTTATGTTCTCTTGTTCGGTACCCAGACGAAATTTTAAAAGGTATATTTGCTATTTTTCGCGCAATTAGAAGATGATTCATAAATCTTTTTTGCATCTTAAACCCAGAACCAACTTCATCAGGTGAATCAAATTCATTTGGTTTAAAGTAAGGCTCGTAAGTTTTCCAATCTTCTTTTGTCATCATTTTATTACACCTAATAATTTAAATAATCCGATTATAAGCCCTGTTACAATTCCGCCAGCAATTCCGCCTATCCAGAAAGTTATTTTTCGTGCGTTTTGTAATTCTTCTCTAATTGCTTTAAACTCGCCTTGAATATAAAAATATAATTCTCTAATTGTTTTAGGCTCACTATTTCCCATTTTTTACTCCTATAAAATTGTTGTTGTTAAAATAACAGTTTTGCCATTTATAATATCTGCTTCTACCTTTTTCGTTTCTATTAATTTCATTATAACAGTATTTCTTTGCATTTCACAGTTTCCACAATAAACAGTTGTCGTAGGATTTATATCTTCTTCTTTTAATCCAAAACTAATTGTTTGTTTAGTATGACATTTTGGACATTCAAATATTTTAATATATTCATATAACATTTTAAAATAACCTCTCTATTAGTAACTGTATTTTTCCTACTGTTGATGTTAAAGCAAATCCCGTTGAAAAAATTTTTATTGTAGTTAAAGTATTAATATTTGATATTCCAATTATATGATTGTTATATTCTTCAACATTAGTAGAATCAATTATTGAACAATCAATAAGATATACTTTTTTTTCATTTATATTATTATTAATAATCATATTTCCTAACACATAATATAGTTTCGTTGTTGTATCAGCAGTCCAGTGATATAAATTTATTTGAGATTGAGAAGTTAAAGTATTATCTAAACTGCTATAATAATTATATGAAGAAGTAGTGTTAGGATTAATTAAAATGTAAGTAGTTATACTTAATGACGATTCATATTTCAATTCATACCAAAATTTTAACTGAAATATATCTTGATTTAATCCTTCAATATTTCCAATAAATGTTTGAGCTGTTGCTTGTTCACATATAATAGCGTGACTTGTTAAATATTCTACATATACATTATTCCATTTATAATCGTCTCTACCTAAATCATAAACCCCTGTCGTGTAAGAAAGCGTAGTTGTAACTTGAACAGGTAACAAATCTCCGCTTCTTACTGCTTTAAAATTCTCGTTAAATTCATTAGCATCAATTGTTGTTGAATTATATAATCTCGTCCACGCCATTTTTATTTCTCATAATATAATTTTATCGTTGTGCCTGTTAAAAAATTTCCATCAGTTTTTATTTGAATTTCTGATGTTAAAGAATCAGAAAGATTATCTGTAGTATATGTCATCTCGCCTAAAAGAGATGTAATTGTGTTATTTATACTTCCAGCAAAAAGAAAATATATTCTATTACTACTTGAAGTATAATATTTAATTTTAAGAGAAAAAAGCCCGTATTTAGCTGAGGTTGTCGCAATAATTTTAAAGTAAGAGCTCCCGCTACTATTTGCAAAAAAAACTACTCCTGCTGTTTTTTTAACAAATCCCAAAATATTAATTAAATTTTGTGTCTGCGCTGTTGTTAATGTAAAAATAATAGTATTTGTAACGCCAGTTAAAATTTGCGTGTTTTGTAAATGAGAATTTAGAAAAATATCTGAAGCTGTTATTGTATTTGCAATAATTGAATTTATATATAATTCTTTCCATCTATATGTAGAACTTCCTATGTTATAACTTCCATCAGTATAAGAAAGACTTGTTGATAATTTTTTAGGCAAAATACTTCCATCTCGTATAACTTTAAAATTCTCGTGCACATCATTCATATCTGCTGTAATTGAATTTTGTATATATGCCCAGCCCATTATATCTTACTCCTAAAAAATATCATTTGTCCAAAATCAAAATGTGTTCCTGTTGTTGCAGCTGAACAAGTCATAGCAATGATTAAATATTCATTTGTTACATTATTATATAAAGAAGTTTCAGTAATAAGGTTACCTGGGTATTTTCTTGAATATATCTTACACAAATGATTTCCTGTTAAATTTCCAGAAATATAAAGATTATGATTAGGAAAACCTGAGCCTAAATTTTCACCAACTAACTGAGTATTAATTCCTGTAACAGTGTTATCAAAAAAGAAATATATTTGATATGATGTTATAGTAGCTACATCAAATTTATAATGAACTGAAATTAAAAAATTATAAAAATTATAAGAAGACAATGCTGAAAAATTAAAATATAATACTTTTGTTGAAATTCCTGAAGGAGTTACAGTAATTTTTGTATTTAAATAATTAGAATTATTTATGTCTAAATTATTACAATATAATCTATTCCATCTATATCTCACAGACCCTAAATTATAAACTCCAGTCGTATATGAAGCAGTATCAGAAATTTTCAAAGGCAATAAATCTTCACTACCGCATATTTGAAAATTCTCGTGCACTTCGTTACCGTATGCTGGTGTTGAATACACAAATTTATGCCACGCCATTTATATCTCCTGCAATACGAATTGCGATTTAAAATTATCAAAATTATAAACCATTTTTATTATTTTGAATTCTTTATTTTCATAATTGATATGTCTTCCCTTTCTGGGGGTTCCTATACCATAACCCCATAGAAAATATCCCCATAATGTGCCTTCTTTAACCTGCGATTTATAACCAAGCGTAACTTTTTCAAGCAAATCCACAATCGGTATAAATTTTGTTTCAATATTTACTTCTTCTTTGACTTCTTTTCTTTCATTATATATACTATCTGCTATTGTCTGAGCTGTTGCTGTGTCAGGTATCCATTCGTTTTTGATATTATATGTTGATACTCCATATTTATAACTGCTACTACTATCTCCCCAATTCCAGCTCTCTTCTTTAATATAATAACTTGTTAAAGTATCTTCTTCTCTGAATTTTACACGCACACGATTATATACTTTTGAAATTGGTTGTTTAATAGAAAGTTTTTTCATTATATTATGCCCAAATTTTGATGATGGCATATTTAATCCGTGAAATTCATAAGTGTATGTTGTTGTTGAAGATAAATGATATGTATCTTCAGTATCCTTATCAGAAAAATCTGTTTTTGCACAATTAAAAATTTTAATATTATCAATTCCACCAGTAAAATTTATCCAGGGGATTGGATTAACAGTGCCCCAATCTACACCTAAATGAAATATTCCACCTGAATTTGTGCAAGTAGGAGGTGAAGATGTTGAATTGAATACTTGAGTACCATCAAAATATATTCTTAATTTATCTGCCCCT